GTAGTATCCGGTATTGAGTACGTTAAATCTCCGTCACATTCCGTAAAAAATTCACTGCTGAGATCGTTTATATAGTCCAACGTTTTTCTTAACCGCTCAATCTCCGCAAGCAACTTCGGCACGTCTTGGCGAGCGTGGGCGATGAATTCTGCGTCTGCTGCGTTTGGTGGCGTACCTTCCGTCGGATAGTACTGCTCGCAATCTCCGAAATCCAGTATCGATTCCTTTTCGCTGTTTAACCACGGCATTACAGTTTCGTACTCATCTTCGCATTGCTCCTCCGTAAGCCTCTCCCATTTCCACGGACCTGGCGTCGCAGCCTCCGCCCGCTTGCGAATCTCCGCTAATTGCTCGTCGTTTAATCGTTTATTTTCGTTCATTTATACCGCTCCCTTCCGATTAGTCACGGAAAATTAATTGACTCGTTTTCTTCCGTGTTTTCATTGCGTTTCTGAGCGCAGATTCCGCATACGTGCCGACATTTCCTCGCGTTGCTCTTCCGTCAGCACTCGTTCCTTTTTCATCGATACTTGCTTAGCGGTCAATGTCGCTTTGGCTGCGACTGGGTTTCCATTAGCGTCGTTTTCCGTAAGCGTTACGTCGGCAATCGATTGAAGTTTGCGGATATGTTTTGGCACCGTTGAGAATGCCGACCATGTATTCGTTTCTGCTTCGTAAACTAGAACGGTTTCTTGTTCCGATTTTGAATACGCCATTATGCGTTCACTCCTTCGATTTTAATTCCGAGAATGTCTAGCGTATTGCGTACTCCGCACGCGGTATACCATCCTGGCGGAGTTTCTGATAGCGGTCTTTTATCAAGACGATCGTAGTAATCGCGCAACCTATCTTCCGGGGTCTGTTCGACTTCATACCCGTTGACGAGCGCGGACATTAGTAAATCGGAATTACCTACGGTTTCTAGTACGAAAGATACTAGCGCACCGCCTTTGCCCACCGTTGAACCGTATGTGACTGCGGTTGCGATAATCGATGCGTTACTCATCCCCTTTTCGCGATAATGCCCGATTGCCTCCGCGACTTCCTTCGGTAACGTTACTTTTTCGCTCATTACGCTTCCACTCCTTCGAGTTTAATTCCGAGCATTTGCAGCGTCCGACTTATTCCGTAAGCTACGCCAGCGTCGAACTGGTCGTCGGTGTCGTTCGTGAAGGCTTCGTAAAATTCGAGTACCTTTTGTTCCGGTGATTTTTCGGTAGTGTATCCGTTTAAGAGTGCTTTCGTTAATAACAGGAAATTGTCGTTTGCTTCAGAATCTTCCTTCCAAACGTACCTTGTCAGCACCGCAAAATCTTTATCGTTATAAAGTGACTGCGCTACTTGAATTAAAATTCCACTTTCGCTCCAACCGTTACTTTTTAAATTCTCTATTGCGGTAATAATTTCTTTTGGTAGTACTACTTTTTCGCCCATTCCTTTACCTCCTTATATTCGATATTATTTTAAGCGTAGCGTCGAATTTATGAGACGCAATGTTTTATGGTTCTCGTTATTATAGTTCTCGTTACTATGGTTATAGTTTATGTGACGTCCGCCGAGTGACGCTTACCGTGTGACGGTTAGAACATCTTCAGTCCGCTAATCGGTAATATCGTATACCTGACGTTATCCCACGTTTGCTTTTCGTGATCCCGCGACTGAACCTTTACGACGACTGCCCGCCCTTGCCAGCGATAATCACATAACGATTTTATGCGTCGATTAGCCGTTTCTCTGGCGACATTTAATCGCTCAGCTATCGCATATTGCGTCGGATAGCATTCGCCTTTTTCGTCCATGAACGCTGCAATTACGCAAAGTGTCTGCCAGCGCTCCGGTCCCATGTCGGCGATCAGTCCGCTGTGGACAGCTTCGACATACATTTTAACGAAGATGCGCGTTTCCTTTTTGCCGGTGGTTAGCGATAGTTCGGATTGTGTTTCGACTGATACGAGGTTGTTGCGACTGGTCATTCGATTTCCCTTGCCTCCTCAAGTGCGTCCGATACGACTGCGTATAATTCCATTAAGTCGGTTTTAGTTACTTGGGATTTGTCGTCCATCATATCCGAAAGATTAAATTGGAGTAGTGATAGTGATTTTCGGTAATGGATAGAACGCCTTGCCTCTAGCAAGAAATGATTAACATGGTCGACGGTATACCCATCCTTATACTCGAACCCTTCTGCTTTACCTACAATAGTAAATTTTCCCATCATTTTTCCTCCTTATATCGCTTGACGGTTGCCGTCGTCATTTGCGTTTTTGATTTCGTCTATATCGCGTGGATTGGCGTGACACCAGTAAACGTAGTTCCGATACTCTTCGACTGTCATAGCGTTTGCCGACGCTAGCCAAGCGATTAGATTATCGAAACGTTCTTGCGACAGTTCAAAGCGTTGCCTATTCTCTTCAAACCATTCGAAAATGTTGTGTTTCCACTTAGATTGATTAAGTCCGTTTGCCATCGGATAACAATTTTCAAAAGTAGTTCCACCATGACCGATTGATAACGGAATTGCATGTTCTTGTTCAAGGTTGCCCGCGCGCCCAGTTAATGCGCAAGCGTTTCCGAAATATTCAAGTGTTATCGCATATTGATATGGTTTTAATGTGTCAGGAAGTCCTCTTTTACGAGCTAGTCGGCGCTGGGAGTTAATTGCACATTTTTCAGGATTATTTTGCTGCCATTGTCGACTCCACTCCGCAACCTTATCAGGGTTGTTTCTCTGCCATATTTGCGCTCGCTTTTTATACTCATTTTTGTTAAGCGCGTAATGCCTTAGCTTACGTTTGACTTCTTTTCCCGGATTATTTATTCTCCAGCTACGCGCTCGATCTGCTTCACACTCTGTACATTCAAAATGGCAACCCCCGAGACACGGTGTATTCATCCTAAAATTTTCAATCGACATGAGATTATCGCACGTCCGGCAGACTTTCTTTAATATTTCCCCGACTTGGTTTTCATAATAAACAGTCCCCATGTGATTCCGTTGAGCTATTAACCCTTCTTTGCTCGTTTCTTGTTGCCATAAGAGATACTCTTTGTCTTTTTGTTCCTTACGCATGTTGTTGTGCTTTTTAGACCTTTCAATACAAGTTTCCTTGTTAACTTCGTAATACTTTCGACCCTTCTCTGCTGTACAAGATTTACACTCCGACCTTCTTCCTCCTAAACCCTTCGTTTTCTTTGCATATTCATTAACCGACTTAACTTCACCACAATTCTTACAAGATTTCGCAACAATTTCCTGATTCGTGTTTTCATAATAAATGGTTCCGGCTTTATTTTGTTTCTCCGCTAACCCTTCGAGATTCATTTTTTTCACACCCTTCCGTTTGGCGCCGTGTGATTTTGGCGTCCTACTATATAATAGGCGTGGAAATTAAAAGTCGCGCACCTCCTACGGAAAAATTCGCAAAAAAAATAACGGACGCTTTTCAGCTCCGTTAATTATATCTTCTACACTGCGCAACAAGGAACACCTCTACTAACACTGTAGAACGTTGGTATTACTGGCTTTCTATATCCTCGAATGCATAGTGTACGCTAATCTTTGCGTTTTCATATACAATGACCTTTTCGATAAGATTTAATAAATCATAACGCTTTTCTTCTATTGTCTTTGTATGATAATGAACGATTTCCTTAATATTCGTTTTAAACTTTTCGGTCTTATCTTCGGAATCATCCGTCGCCAGCATTTTAATTTCGATTTCTTCTAACGCATCAGACAACGCGTTTAACCTTTCGGAATACTTGGCGTTCATCACTTTATACTGTCGGTCGTCTACATCGCCTAACATATTCTTTTCGAGGAGCTTTTCCATAAGGATTGTTACCTTCGTAATCTCCTTGCCGATTTCGTTCTTCTCTTTCTCGTAGTTATTCGCAGAGTTAGGCAACTTCGATTTATGTTGATGAAAGAGTGCGTTTAATTTCGCTTTGTTGTTAACCAATTCGGTCAGGTCGTCCAATATGACTGTTTCCAACTCGAGCGCCCCGACGTGGTGCGACGTGCAGAACTGCTTCCCGTAACGTATATAATTCATGCAGTAGTAGTTGTCCTTCGTCACGACGTGCCCGAGATGATTCTTTCGCCCGCGTTTAAACGTCATGCCGCCGCCACATTTTCCGCAAACAGCGATTCCTGCAAATAGCGATACATTATTCCGAATGCCTTTACGCTTGGCCTTCGTTTGCATCATCTCCTGGACTTTGGCGAACGTCTTTCGGTCGATAATCGCCGGATGTGCGTTCTCCGTAATAATCCATTTTTCCCGCTCATTATAATCATTTCCTACGTAAACATCATCCGAAGTTTTGCCGATTAATTCCGGCTGCTTATACGGCCGTTCCGTTTTGCTACGTTTATTGTAGACGACACTGCCGACATACACCTCGTTCTTTAAAATAAATCCGACGGTGTATTCGCTCCACCTTTTCGACCTAGGCGATGGAGAATTTTCGCCGTTTAAATGATGCGCGATTGACTTCATGCCCATTCCGCTTGTATATAAGTCGAATATCGTTTTCACAATCGGAGCGTCTGCGTGGTCAACCTCGAGTTTCTTAGTCGTCGAGTTGTACGAATAGCCAAACGGAACGCTCGACGCTTGGTTCCATTCGCCTGCGTGCGCCTTTTCTATTTGCGTATATTTAATACGATCCGCTAATTTCTTCGACTCCATTTCGGAAAACATAAGGTACATCGTAATCCGCGACAAGTCTAGTTTATTCGTGCTCGTCCGATGTTCTTGCGAATCAAACATTTCCTCGACCGTAATTACTCGAACACCACTTCGGTCAAGCTTCTTAATTAATCCGAGCCCTTTTTCGGTGTCGCGATATAAACGGGAAATTCCCTTCATTATAACGCAATCGTATTTACCGTTTACTGCATCCGAAATTAACTCCTTGATCTCTGGACGGTTTATATCGTCGGTGCCCGTTGCTGCGTCCGTTTTAATGTCTACGATTTCCAAGCCGTTGTCTTGTGCGTACCTTTTGCATATCTTAATCTGATTCTCGATTGTTTCTTTTTGTCCTAGCTTCTTCGTTGATTTACGTGCGTATATTGCTGCTTTCACTTTATCCCTCCTAATAAAAAGAACCTTCCACTATTATAATGGACGGCTCTGTTAAGTGTAAACTATTTACTTTTTTCTAATAATAACGCTATCTCTTTTTGAAGGTAATCCTCGATTTTAAATTTACCTAAGAATACTCTTTCTATAATCTCGATTTTAGGCGTTTCTGTTTTTACTGTTGCCGCATCTTTACCCATTTCCACTCACCTCTGTAATGCATACGCACATTAGCGCATGTCCTATTACTATATAATAGGCGTTAGATTCCGAAGTCGCGCACTTCGCCTTACTGGACGCCCATCTTTTGCTTCCGCTTAATCCGATCTTCCACCTTGCCCGGCAACTTCGTTATGAACCGCGAATAGCCATCGCGACACTTAACGTAATTCATCGCATGATACGGTTTCATATTCGCCAAGTCCTCCGCCGTAAACGGATATAATTCGTCTTTCAGCTCCTTATAATTATCCTTATCGCATCCGGCAATTAGCATATACGACGTATTTGCTGACCGCAGCTCTTTCCGCATATACGCTAACTGATTAATGTAGTGACACGATATAATCGGCTTGCAGATGAATTTCGCAATCTGCGATAACTTCGACGTCATAAACTTTTCCGTATTTTCAACTTGGTAAATTTCGTCAATAACGATATTAACTTTCCGCCGTTCCTTTTTATCGCGAATCTTATCGGCACGAATCTGCAGCGCCAGCCATATTTTCGTAATCCAGTAGGTCGTCGCAATATCGCGCTCACCTTGCGTTGGGAATTTCGATTCCGGCATCCGTATGCAGATGACTTGGTTCTTCTGCATTTCTTCAACGAGGTCAACGTTGGTATCCATATCGCGCTTCAGCATTAACTCCATTTGCGTGTTACGCTTTAAAACGGAAAGCCTGTCGATGATTCCGACGATTAAATTTAGCTTCGTACCGACAATCACGTCGTCCTTAATTTCGTCCAGCTCCGCTAATGACGTCATATACTCTTCCATAAATTCGTACTGCGCTTTCGGAACGCGTCCGAGGTAATCATGACGCTTATTGTGGTTTTGCAACACACGGAACACGTCGCGAATGCTTCCGGTGTTAATAAAGACGACTAGCGCCGCCGCTTCGAGGTATCGCTCCATTTTCGGAGACAGTCGGCTCTCATCGACGTTAATCGCATTGATAAGCGCAAGCAGATTCGCCGTCTGACGCTTAGCATTTTCGTACTGGGCAAACGTATCACTCGTATGGCCGACCTCGTTATAGCCGAGCCCTTGCAATTTCGCAGGATCGCTGTTGTCGATGTTTAGCACTTTATCCTTCGGAAACAATGCCGATATCTCATCGCTCAGTTCGCAGTTCTCGATAAAGTCGAAGATAATGACGCACTCGCCGTTTTCAATCGCATCTATCGAAAGGTTGCCAATTAAATTCGATTTGCCTGCGCGTGTTGGTCCGATTAGTAACGTCAGCAGATTGCGGTAGTGTTCGTAGTTACTGAGATACGCTTTTTGTTTGGCGCCACGAAACGTGCTTTCACCGACACACATGACGCCATTCTGTAAATCCTCCGGCACTTCCGTTTCCTGCGTCTCCACCTTTTCGATAAAATTGTAGCGTTCGAGAATGTCACGTCCGGCCATTGCGATAAAGTTTTGCGCCTCCTCGTCTCCGACCTTATTGACCTCCGCTCCTGCTATCGAATAGTCCGTAAACTTGAATGGCTTTCGTAGTGGTTTCG